GCCCACCTCACCAGCTTCTTCGGCAGCGACACCGTCGCCGGCGTGGCGTGCGCCAACCACTACTATGACAATCCGATGGCCGGCTTCTCGATCCCGGCGACCGAGCACAGCACCATGACGATCCCGGGCAAGCACCGCGAGCGCGAGACCCTGGTGCGCTGGATCCAGAAGACCCTGGTCGAGCGCCAACTGCCCGCCGGCATCCCGAAGCTGTCGGCCTGCGTGGGCGACACCTGGGACATCTATAACTTCGTCCGGATGGTCTGCGAGCCCGAGATCTACGCCATGATCAAGGGCAGCGGCGGCACCCTCGTCATCCGCCCCGACAGCGGCGACCCGACGGAGGTGCTGAAGAACCTCGTCAGCCTCTTCCAGGAGCTCCTCCCGGCCGGCGAGATCACCACCAACTCCAAGGGCTACAAGGTCCTGCCGCCGTGCCTGCGCCTCATCTGGGGCGACGGCATCAACCGTCGCTCGATGAAGAACATCCTCCAGTTCATTACGTCGATGGGCTGGAGCGCCTCGAACCTGGCCATGGGCTCGGGCGGCGGCTTGCTGATGGACTGGACGCGCGACACCCAGAAGCACGCCTTCAAGTGCTGCGCGGCCATCGTCGACGGCGAGTCCCGCGACGTTTCCAAGGACCCGGTCACCGACCCGGGCAAGAAGAGCAAGCAGGGCCGCCTGGACCTGATCCGCACCGCCGACGGCGGCTACCGGACGGTCGTCCTGGACGAAGGCGTCGAGGAGCACCCCGACAGCGCGCTGGTCACCGTCTTCGACGGCGGCTACATCACGCACCACAACACCTTCGCCGAGATCCGCGCCCGGATGGCGATCTGAACCGGCCCGGTGTAGAGTGGTCGGGTGACTGACCGCTACCAGGCCCACAAGCTCGCCGACCGCCTCTACCAGGGCGGCTACCCGCCGCCCGGTGCCCACCTGCGCAAGGCCGGCATCGACGTCCTCGTCCTGTGCGCGATGGAGCACCAGGACGCTCGCCTGTACCACGACCTCATCATCATCAAGGCCGGCGGCGACGACGACGTCAGGCTTCACCGCGTCCTCCCCTACATCCCACTGTGGCAGAACGCCGCCCGACAGGTCGCGCAGCACGTGCGCGACGGCAAGACCTGCCTGGTCACCTGCATGCAAGGTTGGAACCGCTCAGGCATGGTCAGTGCCCACGTGCTGCGTGAGCTGACAGGTGCGTCTGGCCGCGAGATCGTCCAGCACATCCAGAGCCGTCGGCCCAATGCCCTGTGCAACCCAACCTTCGTCCAGTACATCGAAGACCAGTTCACCTGACGGTGTACAAGGGCAGCCCGAGGGCCTATAGTATGACCATGCACGGCAACTACACCAGCGGATTCGCCTGAATGCAAGGCGGTTGACCCGCGTTCCCGTGGACCTCCGTCGAAGGCGTTGTCTCCGATCCTGTTCGCAGCACCGTCCTTCAACGTTCACGACAAAGAGGTTCACATGTACGCCATCGGCCTGCAGGCGCTTCGCGCCAAGATTCGCGGTTTCCACGTCGCCGGTTCCACCATCTCTGCCCGCATCAGCAAGGCGAAAGGCAAGCGCCGAGAGCGTCTCTGGCGCCTGAAGCACGAGCTGGGCACCCATGCCCGGTACCACCTCATCGCGTACGGCCTCCTGCGAGGCAAGGCGTACGACCAGATCGAGCGATGCGCACCCAACAACCGACCCAACCCGCAGGCCGTCCTGGCCATCATGCAGGACCACGACCCGAACGTTCGCCACACGGTGGCAAGCCTGGGCGCGATCCTGCTCCCCGCCGCGGCCCCCACGATGGCCCACGAAAAAGCCGCGTGAGGGTGACCATGGCTACCACCATCCAAGCGGGCGATAAACTCTGCGTGGTGACCCGGCGCGACCTGCAGCCTGGGTACCAGGGCGTGCAGTCCCAACACGCGGCCGTGCAGTTCGTGTTCGACCACCCGGCGATCGCCGCCGAGTGGCACAAGCACTCTGACTTCATGGCCTGGCTGTCGGTGGCCGACGAGGTCGAGCTGATGCGCCTCCTGGTCGCCGCCAAGGACCAGGGCATCAGGGCGACGCCCTGGCGCGAGCCCGACGTGGGCGGGGCGATCACCGCCATCGCCCTGGAGCCGGGCGCGAAGACCGTCGCCCTGACCGAGGGCCTGGGCCTCGCCTTGAAGGGAGCGAAGCAACCGTGAGCGAAGAGGCAGCATCGACCATCAAGTTCGAGGACTTCACCAAGGTCGACATCCGCGTGGGCGAGGTCGTCCAGGCCGAGCCCGTGCCCAAGAGCAGCAGGCTGCTGAAGTTGAGGGTCAACTTTGGCCCCGAGCTGGGGGAACGCACCGTCTGCGCGGGCATCGCCCAAGAGGTCAGCGCCGCCCACGTGCTGGGGCGGCGGTACCTCTTCGTCGTCAACCTGGAGCCTCGCCCGATGATGGGCATCGAATCGCACGGCATGATCCTGGCGGGCCAAGGCCCGCTGGGCCTCAGCCTGGCCTCCTGCGAGTGCCCTGCAGGCACCAGGATCCACTGATGGCCATCGTCGGCTGCGAGCACCACTCCGGCATGGGCCTGTGCAGCGCCTGCCTCAAGGAGCAGGAGCGGTGGTCAGACGACAGCTACCGGCGCTCGCACCGGCGCGAGGAGCTGGAAGACGCGGCCGGGATCGCGGCCAAGTACGGCCTCCACGACATCGCCAGCGCCCTTCGGAGGGAGGCCCGGTCCTGAACCGGGCACCCCGTCGGGCCTAGCTACCTTCGCTTACCTTCTCACAACGTGCCCGTAGCCTAGCGGTCAGGCAGCGGAACTTCAAGTCCGACGCACGTGGGTTCGACCCCCACCGGGCACGCAGCAGCGGCCAAGGACCGCTGACACACATGCAAGAAGACGATTACACGGCCGAGCTGGTCGCCAAGTGGCGCGCCCTCGGACACCTGGACAACGTCCACCCGGACGATGCGACGAAGGTCGTTTCGCGCCTGGAGGGCGCCCACCGCCGGACGATGGGGCCACACGGCGACCGAGACGCGGTGGAGAGAGAGGTCGCTGCCTTGCGCCGCGACGGCCTAGTGGGCCTGAGGCCTGAACTTCGGCCCGGCAGTGCGGTAAGATCTGTCGGATGCCTGACAGAAGAGCGACAGAAGAGCAGGCCGCAGCAGCGGCCGGAGAGCGGCCGAAGTTCGAGCTGCTACCGACGGGGAAGCCGCACGTCTCGTTCTCGGAGCTCCGGGACTGGAAGGACTGCAGCTACCGCCACAAGCTGAAGTACGTGCAGAAGGTCGGGCTGGAGCTCGACGTGCCGGGACCGGCCCTCGACTTCGGGACAGCGTGCCACGCCTCGTGCGAGGACTACCTGAAGACCCGAGAGATGAAGCCCTCCATCGCCATGGGCCACATCCGGGACGCTTGGGAGCGCAACAGGGACATTCCGGGCTTCGAGCCGGAGGGAACCAAGGCGTACCTTGACCAGGCACAGGCGATCCTGGCCGACGTGCCGGCCTGGCTGGAGGAGACGTTCCCGGGCTGGGAGTTCGTCGATGCCGAGCACTACCTCTACGAGCAGATCGAGGGCCGGCCCCACGCCTTCAAGGGCTTCATCGACGGCATCATCCGGATCCCGGGCCCACGAGGCAAGCCGCTGACGTGGCTCATCGACTGGAAGACGACCGGCTGGGGATGGTCTTCTGAGAAGAAGTCGGATCCGCTGGTCCGCACCCAGCTTGTCCTCTACAAGAACTTCTGGTCCGGCAAGACGGGCACCGACCCGAAGGACGTCAGGTGCGGCTTCGTCCTGCTGAAGCGGACGGCCAAGCCCGGAGCCCACTGCGAGCTGGTGACGACCTCAGTGGGCGAGGTGACGACGGGCCGCACCCTGAGCGTCATCAACGACATGCTGTTCAGCGTCAAGAAGGGTATCGGCATCAAGAACCGCAATGCCTGCACCTACTGCGCGTACAAGGACACGCCCCACTGCACCTGAGCTCGGGCGTCCTATCTATCTGCTTCAGGTTACAGGAAGCGGCTTGAGTGGTACGATCGTCCCACGATGGCCAAGAAAAAGGTCCTGATGCTGTCCGACCACCCGCTGAGCACCAGCGGCGTCGGTACGCAGGCGCGCTTCCTCATCAACGGGCTGGTCGCCACCGGCAAGTGGTCCTTCAGGTGCTTCGGCGGCGCCGTCAAGCACGACAAGTACGACACCATCAAGGTCAATGATGACTTCATCGTCAAGCCCACCGACGGCTTCGGCGACCGCAACCTGCTGCGGATGACCCTGGCGGTCGAGAGGCCCGACCTGCTGCTGCTGTTCACCGACCCTCGTTTCTTCCTGTGGGTCTGGGAGATGGAGGACGAGATCCACCAGGTGTGTCCCATCGCCTACAACCACCTGTGGGACAACCCGCCGTGGCCTGAGTACAATCGGGTCCTCTACGAGAGCACTGACCTCATCAACTGCATCAACTGGCCCACCTACGAGATGGTCCACGAGCGGTTCCCCGCCAAGACCAACTACGTCCCACACGCGGTGCCCAAGGACCTCTACTTCCCGCTGGGCTCGGCCGACACGGAGCGGGCCAAGCTGCAGATCCTGGGCAAGGACAGGCTCGACCACTTCATCGTCCTCTACGTCAGCAGGAACGCCCGTCGCAAGATGCCCAGCGACATCATCGTGTCGTTCAAGGCCTTCCTGGACGAGCTGCAGCAGAGGCACGGCCACAGGAAGGCCTCGCTGGTGATGCACACCGACCCGCTCGACACGGAAGGCCCCAACCTCCTCCAGGTCATCGACCACCTGGCCATGAAGGAACACGTCGTCTTCTCAAAGGATCGCGTGGACTTTGGGGCCATGAACGCCCTCTACAACATCTCTGACACCATCATCAACAGGTCGTGCAACGAGGGCTTCGGCCTGCCGACGCTGGAGATGGCGATGGCCGGCAAGCCCGTGATCGCCCTGAAGACGGGCGGCCTGACCCGGCAGGTGGAGGATCACCTGACCGGCGAGCACTACGGCATCGCCCTGGAGCCTGACGTCAGGAGCCTGGTCGGCAACCAGGTGGTCCCGTACATCTATGAGGACTTTGTCTCGCACAAGACGGTCACCGATGCCTTCATGAAGATGTACGAGATGGGCCCTGAGGCCCGCCGCGCCTTGGGGCGCAAGGCTCGAGAGCACGCCTTGCGTGATTATGACCTGGAGCGCCTGGTCAAGGACTGGGACGACTCGCTGACCAAGCTGCTCGACACCTGGAAGAAAGGGGAGGACCGCTGGCAGGCGGTCGAGATCTGATGAAGACCGTCATCCTGCGAGGCCCAGTCCTCACCCAGTCGGGCTACGGCGTCCATGCAAGACAGGTGGCACGCTGGCTGCTGTCGCGCAAGGACATTGACGCCAAGTTCGTGGCCATGCCGTGGGGCGACACGCCCTGGTTCCTCGACCGAGACGCCCAAGACGGCCTGATCGGCCAGGTGATGGACCGCAGCGTCAAGCCAGATCACAAGGCAGACGTCACCGTGCAGCTGCAGCTGCCCAACGAGTGGGACCCGTCGATGGCTCCTGTCAACGTCGGCATCACGGCGGCGGTCGAGACCGACCGCTGCAACCCTGAGTGGGTCGCTGCCTGCAACAAGATGTCGGCCATCATCGTCCCGTCACAGCACGCTCGGGCCTGCCTGACCAACACCGGTCCCGTGACCGTTCCCCTCCACGTGGTGCCGGAGGCCTACGCCGACGCGGTGTCGCAGGAGCGGCTGCCTGAGCTGCCGCAGTTCTCCACGCCCTTCAACTTCCTGGTCTTCGGGCAGCTGACGGGCAACAACCCGGAGAACGACAGGAAGAACACCTTCTACGCCCTCAAGTGGCTGTGCGAGGCCTTCAAGGACGACCCGGAGGTGGGGATCGTCGTCAAGACCAACGTGGGTCGCAACAGCAAGATCGACCGCGTGGTGACGCGCAACTTGCTGACAGGGGTGGCCAACGAGGCACGAAAGGGGTCCAAGGGGCCCAAGATCCACCTGCTTCACGGTGACATGAGCGAGGCCGAGGTCGCCGCCGTGTACCGGCACCCGCAGGTCAAGGCCCTGGTCGCCCTGACCCGAGGAGAGGGCTACGGCCTGCCCATCCTGGAGGCGGCAGCCTCGGGCCTGCCGGTCATCGCGACCGGGTGGTCCGGACACCTGGACTTCCTGAAGCACGGTAAGTACATCAGCATCTTCTATCGCCTCGGTGAGGTTCACCCGAGCCGGATCGACGGCAAGATCTTCGTGCCGGGGGCCCGCTGGGCCCACCCGTCTGAGGATGACTTCAAGAAGCGCACGCTCAAGTTCCGAAACAACAGTGCCGTGCCTCGTGAGTGGGCCGCCGACATGCGCAAGGCCCTGCTTCCGAAGTATGGGATCGACAACGTCTCGACGTTGTACGATCAGGCGCTGAAGGGACTGATCTGATGGCATGGGTTCTGTTCGCGCTGGTGACCTTGCTGCTGGGCGGCTCAGCCTGGCTCAACTTCATCACCATTCGCAAGAACCTGGAGCTGAGCGACCAACGGGAGGCCCTGGTCGACACCATCGAGGAGGCGCTCGATGTCTTGGACGTGTGCCACGCTCGCATCTCACACGCGGCGGAGATCCCGGTCTACAGCGACGAGCCCGTCATCCGTGACCTGGTCGCTGACATCAGGTACGCCAAGAATGCGGTGCTGGCCATCGCCAGCAAAGTCGTCGTCTACGGCGAGGACAAGGACAGCGAAGGGGACAGCTGATGGCAATGCGCAGGAAGAAGCAAGACGACGCGGGAGCTCCGGCCGTGAAGCCCGCCCCCAAGATGCCGGTCCAGAAGCCGGCCGAGCCTGAGAAACCGCTGACGCCCGAGGAGAAGGCGAAGGCCAAGGAGGCCCGCAAGTACTTCAACGCTAACACCCAACGGGCCATCTGCGCCTACCAGAAGGAGCCTGAGCGCAAAGAACGCGAGAGGCTCTACGTCAAGGAGATCTTGCCGGCCTTCTCCAAGCTGGTCGAGAACCTCATCAACATCCACAAGTTCACCAGCCTGCACGACACCTACGATGACCTGAAGAACGACTGCGTCAACTTCCTGTTCGAGACAATCGGCAAGTTCGACGGCAACAGGGGCACCAACGCTTTTTCGTACTTCAACGTGGTCGCCAAGAACTGGCTCATCATCCGGACCAAGCAGAAGCAGCAGCGCATGCGCCGCAGCGTCTCGCTCGATGATCCCGAGTCGCTGTCGTCCAACGAGCACCGGCTCATCGAGGAACACTGCACCGTCCCCGGCCAGGACGTCGTCCTAGAGAGCGCCTCGACGGCCCGCGGCATCGTCGAGATGCTGTACGAGATCCGGACCAAGGTCAAGACCGAGAATGAGCTGGCTTGCATCAACTCGATCATCACCATCTTCGAGCAGATCGACGACGTCGATCTCCTCAACAAGAGCGCCATCATGCTGTACATGCGTGAGCTGTCGGGCCTGAGCCCGAAGCAGCTGACGACGACGATGCAGTCTGTCAAGAAGCACTATCGCCGCATGAAGGGCGACCCCAAATTCAAGCTGTTCTGAGGAGGCACCGTGGCAGAAGAGGAGACCGAGAGCTCAGTGGCCGACGGCATCGTCGGCATCACGGAGTTCAAGCTGGAGGAGCGGGTCCGCGACTTCAGCGACCTGCTGAAGGACATCGACCAGCTCGACGACAAGAAGCGCAAGCTGTGGACGGAGATCTACGAGAACGCGGTGGTCGATCGCCAGAACTCGTACGCCATGTTCACCAAGTTGGTGCGCATCTGCGGCGAGAAGACAGCCGAGCACGCGATCCACGCCAAGTCGATGGCCACCTACATCGCCGGCATGTCGAAGTCCAACGACCAGCTCATCAAGCTGGCTGAGATGATCGCCAAGGCCCAGCGGGCCGACGATGAGATCAACCCAGAGGAGCTGTTCGACAAGATCAAGGGCGCCTGACGGACCGAGACAGGTACGTAGCAGCATGCCCAAGGCCGACACCAGACACATCACTGAGGGCCGGTACGAAGACGTAGTCCAGCAGCGACTGGTCTATGGCGACGAGGCCAGCCACGTGACGAAGCCGACCTTCGTCCGGATGGTCGTCCTAGAGGTGATCAGCGACCCGACGACGGTCGATCAGGCCAAGCTGGCACACTACGAGGCGGACCTCGCGCTCAGCAACGGGGCCTACGCGACCGTGGCGCCTCGCAACAGCATCATTGCCCGACCCGTGATGCGAGCTGGCGCTGGAGCCCACGAGAAGGTGATGGTGCTGTACCCGTTCTTCCCATCGCACCTGGCCATGCCGGCCAAGGTGGGGGAACACGTCTGGGCCGTCTTCGAGAACCCGAACGCCACCATCAACGAGATCGGCTACTGGATGTGCAGGGTGCCTGGGCCCAGCTTCACGGAGGACGTCAACTACACGCACGCCGACAGGCAGGGCGACAAGTCGTTCCTTCCAGGCCTGTCCGACGTCTTCAACGGGACTGACAGCCCGGTCTACGAGTTTCGGAACGGGGTCGTCGACTCCAAGGACGGCTCGCGGTACACCATCGGCGGCACCAACAGCCTACCTGGAGCCGAGACGGCCTACGAGGACCTGCTGACCGGAACAGACGCTGCGGCCTTGACCAAGTACGAACCGGTGCCGCGGTACCGGAAGAGGCCTGCCGACATGGTCCTCGAAGGCAGCAACAACGCATTGATCGTCCTGGGCACCGACCGGTCAGGACCGGCTGCCACGTACACGCCTGACCCGTCCCGGGGCCAGGTCCCAGCGGCGCCGCCCTCCGACATCTTCGACCTGGGCACCGGTTGCATCGACATCGTAGTCGGCCGCGGCCAGACCCCCGACACGGGCGGCAAGGCGGAGCCAAATTCCCTGATCTCTGGGGCTAAGTTCAACGCCGAGCTGGGAAAGTCGAAGAAGGACCTGGCCCAGAACGAAGGTGACCCTGACCCGATCAATGACCGGAGCCGCGTCCTGGTCGCGCAGAAGACCAAGCCGGACACCAACTTCAAGCTCGACAGCGTGGTCTCCAAGCACGCCAGCAGCCCGGCCATTTCCGACGGCCCTGGCGAGGGAGCCGTGGTCGTCAAGACCGACAAGCTGCGCCTAGTAGCGCGCCACGATGTGGTCATCATGGTCGCAGGAGCCACTGACCAGGATGGGAACGGCAACGTCAAGGACCCTGGCACGCTCGACCCGAGCAAGTGCGCCTCCATCATCATCCGGGCCAACGGTGACATCATCTTCACGCCCGCAGACAAGGGCGTCATCAAGCTCGGCGGCGACGATGCGAAGCTGGCGGTTCTCTGTGCCCAGTCAATCACTGGTGCAGGTGACGGCTCGGGCAACGTCACCGCGGCTCCCATCGCCGACACCATGGGCGGCCAGGAGGGCGCTGGGGGCGCCTTGGGCGAATTTGCCACCAAAGTCCTTCTCAAGTGACAGGAACAGCCATGCCTCTCAACCCCGCAGCAGCAGCACAGGTCGCCGAACAGATCGTGGGCATCCTCAAGGTCCCGGACGGCGCCAAGAATGGAAACATCGACAACTGGACCAAGATCGTGGGGGCCATCTTCGACGGCATCACCCAGAACGCCCTCGTCACGCCGGCGGCGATGGTGGCCCCTCCCAGCGGCGGCCCGGTGACAGGCACTGGGCAGATCCAGTGAGGTGACGCGTGGGCTCCTACTCGTTCAAGTCAGTGGGCATCAAGAAGGCGGACGCCGCTGCCAACGCGCAGCCGGTGACCGCCCCGCCCATCGGGATCGTCACCCCGCTGGCACTGGGGACCGACGACCTGCTGAAGACCAACACCGACCTGGGTGCCCAGCTCGCCGACAACCTGCGCAACCTGCTGATGACCAACTGGGGCGAGCGACTGGGCTTCTACGACTACGGCGCCAACCTGCGGCCCCTGATGGTCAACCTGGTCTCAGAGGATGACTTCGACAGCCAGGCCATCGACAGGATCAAGGCGGCTGCGCAGCGCTGGATGCCCTACGTTGACCTGGTCGACTTCATCTCAGAAGTGGCACGCACGGGCGGCACAGCAGGTTCGATCTCGGCCGTCAACGTGGTGATCACGTACAACATCCCGAGCCTCAAGCTCACCGGCAAGAAGCTGCGAGTGACCCTGTTCGCCATCTGAGGCCGCCGCATACTTAGGGTCTGACCATGACGCTGAAGCGCGATGACCTCAAGGTAGTCCGTCAAAGGAAGTACCTCGCACGCGATTTTGACTCGCTGCGGGCCTCCCTGCTCGAGTACGCCCGGCTCTACTACCCGGACAGGATCCGCGACTTCTCAGAGAACAGCCTTGGCGGCCTGTTCCTGGACTTCGCCGCCTACGTGGGCGACAACCTGTCGTTCTACCTGGACCACCAGTACGGCGAGCTGAACCCGGACACCGCGGTCGAGGCGACCAACATCCAGCGGCAGCTGGTCGCCGCAGGGGTGCCCATCACCGGCGCGGCGCCTGCCGTCGTCCCTGTCACCGTCTACGTCGAGGTGCCGGCAGTCAGCGCTAACGGCGTGGTCGTCCCCCAACCTGACGCACTGCCCGTCGTCAAGGCGAACTCTAGCTTCACTGCCAACAACGGCACCGTCTTCAACCTGCTGGAGGACCTCGACTACACGTCGACGCGCTCGGACGGCAGCCTGGTGGCGTCCTACAGGATCAAGGAGAAGGGCCCCACCGGGGTTCCGCAGACGTTCGTCCTGGCCATGACCGGCCTGTGCATCTCTGGCCTGGAGACCACGGAGAACTACGTGGTGGGCCAGGCCTTCGTCCCCTTCAACAAGATCACGCTGGGAAACCCTAACGTGTCAGAGATCGTCTCCGTCAACGACCTGCTGGGCAACATCTACTACCAGGTCGCCGCGCTGACGCACGACGTGGTCTACCAGAACGTCCTCAACACGGCCTCTGACAACGACCTGGTCCCCAACACCCTGAAGGTGATCCCGGCCCCCTACCGCTTCACGACCAGCGTTGACCTGTCAGCGCGCCGCACGACCCTGACGTTCGGCGGCGGCAATGCGGCCACCCTGCAGGACGACGTCATCCCGGACCCGTCGTCATTCGCCATCTCCTGGCCTTACACGAAGACGTTCTCCCGCCTGCCCATCAACCCGCGGCAGCTGCTGACGACCACGACGATGGGCATCGCGGCGGCCGGCACCACCTACGCCATCACCTACCGCTACGGCGGCGGGTTGAGCCACAACGTGGCTGCTAACCAGGTCCAGACGCCCAGGACGATCAACCTCTTCTTTCCGAAGAACCCGCGGCCGCAGGTCGCCGGCCAGGTCAAGAACAGCCTGGAGTGCACCAACGCCATCCAGGCCGCCGGCGGCGAGGACGCTCCCGTCGTCGACGACCTCAAGGCACTGATCCCTTCGATCAGAAACTCTCAAGAGCGCATCGTCACCCGGGAGGACCTGCTGGCGCGCGTCTACACCATCCCCGCCAACTTCGGGCGCGTCTTCAGGTGCGCTGCCCGCAATAATCCGAACAACCCGCTGTCAACGCAGCTGTACATCGTCTCCCGCGACACCAACAGCCGGCTGGTGACGTCGCCTGACACCCTGAAACGCAACCTGGTCAAGTACCTCAACCCGTACAGGATGATCAGCGACGCCATCGACATCCTCGACGCGCGGGTCGTCAACCTGCAGTTCACCTTCGATGTCCTGGTCGATCCCTCGCTGAACAAGTCGATCGTCATCCAGAACATCCTGACGCAGCTGACCTCGTACTTCGACATCAGCAACTTCCACATCGACCAGCCCATCCAGATGGCGGACCTGACCAACCTCATCTTCCTGGTGCCGGGCGTGATGTCGATCAACAACATGTCGTTCACTAACGTGTCTGGGCTGGTCAACAACCTGCAGTACAGCAATGTCACGCACGATCCGGCCTCCAACACCAAGGCCGGCATGCTGTTCCCACCGGCAGGGGGCATCTTTGAGGTTAGGTACCCGCAGGTCGACCTGGTGGGCAAGTCCACGACCTGAGAAAAGGCAGAACGATCATGTTGAAGGTCCTGCGCCCGCTCAAGGACGCGTACATCACTGACAGGTGGATCAACGGCTCTCCCGTGACCGGCTCCAACGTAGGAGCCGCGGGCTCGCTGGACCTCTACAAGCTGTACGGTTACACGTCGACCGCGGTGGGCAACGTGCAGATCCCAAACGTCGAACTGACGCGTCTGCTGGTGCAATTCGACCTCGCCCCTCTGCGGCAGCTGGTCGCGGCCGGCAAGGTCGACCCGACCAACCCGTCCTTCAGCTGCAGGATCCACCTGTCAGACGTCTACGCCGGCCAGCCCACCCCCACCAACTTCACGGTGGTCGCCTACCCGTTGTCGGCCAGCTTCGACGAGGGCCTGGGCCGCGACGTGGTCTTCTACACCGACCTCGACGTCTGCAGCTGGCAGAACGCCTCGCTGGCGAGCGGGTCGTGGTTCGTCACGGGGTGCGGCCTGGGCGGCGACGACAGGGGACCCTGCGACTACCTGACGGCCTCACGCGGCGTCCAGCTGGGCTTCTTTCAAACTTATATCACAGGCGAAGAGGACCTCGACATCGACGTGACCCCCGCCGTCTCAGCGACCCTGGCAGGCCTGGTGCCCGACTCGGGCTTCAGGATCAGCCTGACCCCCTCCTTGGAACAGGACGCCCACAGCTACTTTGTCAAGCGGTTTGCCAGCAGGACAGCGTACAACGAGGACAAGCGGCCGAAGATGCTCGTCAGGTTCGACGACTCCGTCCAGGACGACACCAGCAACATGTACCTCGACTCTGCGGGCTACATGTTCCTCTACAACTACGTCAGGTCAGCTCCTGCCAACCTGACCTCGGGCTCCAGCCCGGTGACTGGGAGCAACTGCCTGCTCCTCCAGCTGACCACGCCTGTCTCAGGCGGGACGTTCTCGCTGGCCTTCACGGGCTCGCAGCACTTCTCAGGCATCAACCCGCAGGTGGGCATCTACTCTGCCTCTGTTTCTGTCCTGTCGTCGATTCCGCAGCTGGCGGCGCAGTGGCAGGCCTCAGGCTCCGTCACGTTCACCCCCACCTGGGGGTCGCTCGACGGCACCGTCCCGTACCTGACGGGCGCCGCAGTCAAGTTCAACCTGCCGCAGCGGGGCGACCGGTCCATCAGCCCGCGGCGGTTCGAGGTGACGGTGCAGGGAGTGCGCGACCGGGTGGGCTGCTCAGAGCAGGCCGTCCTACGAGTCAACATCTTTGACTACACGTCGCCTTACCTGCTGCAGGCCACCCGCCTGCCCGTGGAACTGCCAGGCGTGGTGGTCCGTGACGTGCACTACCAGGTCAGGGACGCAGTGACCAGGCAAGTGGTCATTCCCTTCGACGTGGTCACCAACTCCACTCGGGCGTCCAACGACTCTACCGGCATGTACTTCAAACTCGATGCCTCGAACTTGACCCCGGGCCACACCTACGTCATCGACGTGCTGGTGGTCACTGGAGACGGGCAGCAGCTATACGAGGCGGCCTCCGTCCCGTTCAAGGTGGACGCAGCGGCGTAGATTCCGATACGTAGCCTCGAGGTCTACGCTGCATGGCCACCAGCAAGCCCAATCCCTACGTCCCATCGTTCCTGAGGACCGCAGTCTCAGGCAGCAAGCCCGTCACCCTGACGTGGGGCCAGGTAGCTGACACCAACATCCAGTCGAGCGCCTCCTTTCGCTACGATTCGACGGCGCAGCCCCTCAAGTCGACCCAGCAGCTCAACGTCGACTGGTCGAGGTTCGAGAACCACACCTTCTTCATGTCAGCGGAGGCCAAGGTCAACCTGGCCTTCGACCAGATCATCAACGGCTACCCGTTC